CGGTGAGGGATGTTTGGGGATTGTTTAGTTTCCTCAGAGCGGCTAACGCGATGGCAGCAAATTCCACCGCTTCTTGCTGGTGGCTTACGAGTAACTGCTGGACTTCCTCTCCAATAGGCTCTACAGACTCAGTCTCTTCTTCTGCCTCTGGCTCTGGATCTGTAGTAGCATCCTCGGCTTCAGGAGAATCGTTGGTCGAAGATTCTTCGTCATGCGATTCCTCTTGGGTAATAGCCTCGGGCTCAGTTTGAACTTCTTCTGCCTCAACGGCGGTTTCCTCATTGTCCATGCTGAAGTTCTCCGTTTTCACAAAGTAATAAAGCACAGGGTAATTATCACTATCAACCGGGAGAACATAAGGGAATCCTGACTCTTTCCATGAATCCCCGTTCGTCATCCCCTTAAGTGATTCGAGAATCTCCTTGCGCTCAGCTTCAGCATAGAAAGGAGACTTCACGACAAAATCACGAGCTTGCTCGATATCTAACTTGGAAGCCGAATCGCTTTCAACGGTAAAAAGCGGAATCGTCTTCATAGTGGTTTTGTCTTGAATATATAGAATACAGTTTTGCATTATACGCTCCTTATACGCAGAGTTCGTTCATTACACTCTCAGCGTATCGGACGTGTCCAACTATAACGTCCGCAACAATGTCAGGTATTCTATCACTTAGATTGGAAAGTTCAAGCGGTTTCCAACTTCCATCTTCAAGTACACGCAATCTATCTTCGTTAATCATACCCGCGCAAAGATAGCATTGCTGAGTTGGAATTTCTTGTACCCTTGCACTTTCTTTTGCAAGTGGATTGTCAACAAACATAGCTCCGGGATCCGAAGGTACAGTCACTCGTGAGACCTCTAGGTTGAAAACTTCTTCCATTACATGGTGAATGGGATTGCCTTCTTTGCCAATATCTCCACGCCAATGATCGCATGGATCGTTGATTAGATCGGCTCCACATTCACTACAAGAAGCTTTCGTTACTCTGGATCCCATAGATACCGTACGCCAGCGACCATCAAGGATTTCCATAATCGCTTGTTCATCTACAATAGCTGGTGTCGTTTTGAGTACTCCAAGTTCTTCGTTCTTACCATTGATGAACTTGGCAGACACTGTACGACCATAAACCTTAATTGGGTTACCAGATCCAAACATTCCATTACTGGTAATGTGATCTTCCACCCAAGGAGTATTGTATGGAGTAGTAAACGAATAGGCACCCGAGTTATTAGACGACTTGCCCCTAAGAGCTTTGGAAGTATAGTACGTATAGTTCCTAGTGATAGTCTCGGCATGCATGGTATTCGTTAAAGGATACAATACTTGAGGTACGGTTGATTCTAGAATTCTCATGCGATCGCAGACATGGTCTGACCCCATGAGTTCAAGGTGGAAATGTTCCTTGTAAACTGTCCACTTATCCATGTTAATCCCTCACGTATCCCTCAATATTGATAGATAACACAATTAAGCCTTGTGCAGTTCTGCAGCCATGATTTCAATGATTGTAGCACAACCAGCAACTACAGAATCAACCTCCTCTGTATTCATTTGAACATCAAGTGTTGAGACCCCCTCCAGGAATCTTGCCCAATATCTTTCCAGAACGGGATCCCTTAGTATTTTAAGATCTTTTTCAACTGCTTGAATCATGTTTCCTATTGCTTCTCTATTTTCAATAATATACCCATTAATGCGAACACTATAAAGAGCCTCAAGAATATTAGACATGGTATTTAACAGTGATTCTGAAGAACTGTTTTTAGCATTTGCATTAGATGATCCAGCAGGCATAACTGGTTGATTCTTTTGAGCTAACTCGCTTTCGAGTTCCATCATAGATTCATCCATAAGTCTAAACTTCATACGATCAAGAACTTCGTCAGTGGCATATGGTAAACCAAGGGCGTCTCTAATTTCATCTATAGATATCACATTATTTTGGAATTGGCCAAGCAGATTAGCCTGCTCTTTGTATTTTGATTCTTTCTCTACTGCCTTGAACATAAACTTAACTTCTAGGTTCGCATCTTCTATAATATCAAATCCGCCCTCCATAAGAAGTTCGGATACGATAATCTCCATCATCGATTCTAGAATGACCTGGAACGCAATGATCCTAGAGTGAAGACTAGCTTGTACCGTCTCGCTACTGGATGCTGTGGAGTATTGTGATTGGCCCATTGAAACAACGTCTGTGCCAATACCAGAAATGACTCGTAGTGTAGAAGCTTTTAAGTACTCACTAGCTCTGATTGCTTGTGACTCTGCACCTATAGCTTTCAGTTCAACGTGAGGCCCAGTTACAAGTACTCCGTCTGGAGCCATATTCTGGATAAGACCCATGATATGCTGGACTTCCGAATCATCATGGTGACGAATTGTTCCGTTCTTATCTAGTGTGCCAACCTGGGCATGGTATGTTGGGTACAAGTATTTAGCCACAAGCTCAGCAATATTGCCTTCCATATCTCTTAAGATACGTACATCGTCAATGACCGGCTCAATAACGCTATGTCCAAACTGTTCAAACCCATCGGCGGAATACTTGAAATGCATAACATCAGACGAAGGATAAGAATGGAGTTTGCGTTCCCCATCATATTGATCATATGAGATGGGTCTTCCTGTGTCGTCTGTTTCAATTCTTACACTACGAGCGGGGATAATCCAGTAACCAGAGATTGGTTTTGAGTAACCAAATATCGGAGATAACTTTAATCCGGGTATGGGGTTCGCAGATCTATAGCGCGAACGCAATACAAATATATTCCCATACTGTACAAGATCTCTGGCTGCTTCTTTAATCATTTCATCGATTGTATATTTATGCCTGGTGGCAAATCTGAAAATCCGAAACCTCTTATATAGATAGTCAATGGACTCTGGTGCGTTGCCTTTCAGTGTCCATCCTTCTCGAAGGATGCCTTCGTAGAATTTATCAATAGCCTGACGAATATAACTATCCACCCGTATAGCGCGGTAAATGGTATAGAAGTCAGTATATGGTCTATTGATATTGGGGGTGATAGAAGAACTTCTAAATGGATAGAAGTTTTTTCTATTCACCGCCACAAGGCCAGATCGAGTGAGAGCTTCGGTGCGTTTACCACCGCTAGCCAACAGATCCATTGCTGGGAACCCCGTGTTAATGATGTACCTAGACATTGGTACGCACCTCATCATCAATGAAAGAACCTATATGGGCTAAGACGCCGTTCAGCTTTTCTTCGCTTATTGGTATTTTCTTTTCTAGTACAAGAACCGGAATATGATTGTCGGTCAATATCTGAACCGTTCTACTCATTTCTACGATATCTCGCAAGTAAGCTTTATGTAACCAGAAACGCCATCTTGGTTTTTGGGGAGTAATCATTATTACTAATGGGATAGTATAAAACACATAGTTGATCTTTGCAATCTCTTCTGATCCAGGTTCTCTAGACCATGATAAGTGACCATTGTAGATGTATGGTTGTCTGCTGCCAACCATTTTTTGCATGAAGTCTTGTACCGAATTAATAATTGGATCATTACTAATCTTGACCACGTGGACCACCATCTTTCACGATTTCTGCAAAATATGCATCTGGATCCGAATCGCCATCCCAGTCTACGGGTTCTTCTATATGAGGAACCATTGCAATAAGTGCTTCAGTAGAAAGTTTAGGAGCCTCAACAGCTCGCTTTAAATCAGCCAAGTAAAGTTCCATCTCTTCCTCTGAAACACGCGGACTAGTAATTATTCTTGAGTATTCATTACCGTTTTGCTCAATGTGACCTAGAACTTCACGAGCAACATTAGCCCCCTCGGCAAGATCAATGAACTGGTTCATGTCTCTCAGATTGTTCATGTTTTGTACTATAGAAACAATACATCGATCTACCGATCTCTCGTCTCCATACAACTGGTTACCCATGTCAACAATATTTCTAGCAATAGCAAGTGGTTGGACTAACTCTAGGTCTTCTATACTATCTGATCTTTCAAGCTCGTGTTCAAGAATACGTATTTGTTTATTGATCTCTATGTTTCTGTGGTACATGGGTACTCTAAACCATGCCGCCATAATAAGATTTTGTATAGCTCCCATTGAAGACCTAATAATTGATCCACCAGCACTGAGTGCACGTACTGCTGTAGGAGCTGTTATTTCAGCATTGTCTCTAAGCTGTCTTGCAACCTGCTGTCCTAGTGGAACGTGTGAGCCTGATATTAAGCTAGGATGAATAGATGGATTATCAGCATCCAAAGCAAGAACAGATATCTTTGGCGTTTTATCGGTGCTGGTTTGTACATTGGAACCAGGAATGAGGAACTTGGCTTCCTCTCCAAACTTCTGTCTCCATAATTCTTCAAAAAAGTTTTCTCCATATGCACCAAGATACGATGTGCTTTGTGGGGAACTGATTCGTTTGTGTTCAGCCCTGCTTAACCCAGATATCATTTGGGAGAAACTATCCCTAATAGATCGGTTCCCCTTTTCAATAATTCCTCTGAATGTTGAGCTAATAATCCTATATCCTTCTGCAACTGGATCTTCACCATATTGATCCACGGACAATGATACTTTCCCTCTAGCAACATCGATTAGTTCTGTAATCCGTCCATTGGCTACGTCCATTCTATCTGCAAGTTCAGCAATATACGTAATGACATCGCTTTCACCACTCGCTACGCTTGTAATCCATTGTTGGTACGCCAATGCTTTGTTGAGTCTTTGTGAAGATCTGGCATCTGCTGGAACCATATCGCTTAACTCTGATACGGTTTTGTAAAGATCCCATTCTCCGTTGGAGATCCCCCACTGCTCTAGTTCTTCTGAAGTATATTCATCTACAATATTACGCAGTCCCTGAAGTAAATCATTGCTATCTCCGCCACCATCGCGAACAGCGGCCAAGACACTAAGACCCCTGCTGACAGGATGGTCCTTAATGGACTTTGTATCCACTCCTAACATAGAAGCGACTTTTTCAATATATCCTTTGATTATCGCTCCATCGTTGCGTGTTCGTTTTTTATAATCATCACCATAACCGGTATATGCCTGCATAACATATGCTTGTGGGTTAACTAACACGCCGTATTTAAAATCAACCCAAGGTATATGAACACGGGAACCTCGTACGTCATATAAAACAATTTCCTCATCTTTGGCAAGTTTGTTAAGTTCTACAGATGCGGTTTTGAAATATAGACCGTTATATCTCGCTTCCTCAATTATGTCGTCGATCATGATTGATCTATAACGAACATCATCTTCTTGTATTGTTAATGATGTCGTTGGTATAAACGAATCTGTATTAATGACTGGTTTATGTTGTATCCCAATCCTATCGTTTAACAAAGATTTTTGGAAATCGGTAAGCATTATATTTGTGACCTCGATCTACTAGCGGGACCCATATCTCTTCCGCCCCCAACTGGGATTTGCTCTTTGTGTTGTGAATGTCTACGCCTAGACACCATGCCAACATTTAATGCTGCGTTTACTCCAAGCATGTTACGTTCTGGCGGAATGTAGTCTACCATAGTTAACGTACCCGCGCGATAGTCTTGTTCGTAGAAAAGTTCCCATACTCCGTATACTGCTAGGCCCGTAGCATCATGCATGTGATCATTATGCTTTGTGAACTGGGGACCGCGAGCAGTAAAGCTAACAATCTTGTAGGTATTAAGTTGATTTCGAAGTTCGCCATCTGAAGACGGGAAGCGGAACCTTCCCCTCTGAAGCAAAATGCTTAGCCTATTTACCATAACCTGTTTGAAGTGTTTCTTGATATACTGACCACTTGGTTGTTCAAATATCTCAACAGACTCGTTGAAGTGAACAGGTTTAAGAACTCTTTCGAAATTAAGACCATGCTCGGGATGTTTCTTATCATATAGCATAAGTTGTTCAATCTGAGAGTCACCAAAACCACGATCAACATAAATAGCTGCCGGCCTATACTTGCGAGCCATGCTGGCTACAGTCTTGACGGCGAGATCAAGGCTATACTCGCCTTGCGGTACGTCTTCACGATCAATAAGTCTAGTAATTTTCTTCTTTGCGTCATACTCAACAACGGCAATGGTAGATCCAGATGAAAACTTATCCCAATCAACACCCATAATCTTTACGTTACCATTGTGTACGTATTCTGGAGAACCATAATTATAATTGCTCATAGCCCTTGTGATGTCACCCTGGCTATATACAGAATCTTTTGTGCTCTCCCATATAGCCATGTACTCGCGTTTAAACTGAGACTCATCATCGGCATTATTCCGAATTTGAATCATATCTTCATACTTAATGTCAGGGTCTCTGGTAAGTGGCCACCAAACATGAGCACATTTATATAGTTCTTCGTTGTGGAACCACTGATAGAATCTTGCTCCCTCTGACATTTCAGCAGGAGTAGTGGTTGCCAAAACTATGGGTTTGACGTCTGGATCATCAATGATGGGATCAATCGCTTTCCATGCTGTATGGATGATGTAATCCATCTCATCTATGTAAACGATATCGGCACCCTCTGACCGAAGGGTATTGCTTCTGTCTGACTGTCCATGTGCACCTGTAGAGAATCCGTTGATTGAACTGCCGTTCTTGAATGTAACTTTGTAGTTTGGCGATGCTGTTCTTCTCTCTACTTGGCCCTTAAGCTCTGGCGAAGTATCAATGAATTTCCAAATATAATCTTCAAAGAAATTCTTAAGCTGTCGTGGTGCCGGGGTAATGATCAAAGCTCGTGTACCAGGAGTCTCCATTACCCTGTGAAGAACAATCACTGCAGCACCAACAGTCTTACCCCTACGGCGAGCAGCAAGGATTGCTACACGTTTGTTAGGTTCATAGAATGTCGGATAAACAACATTGCCCATTTCAATTTGAAGACCTCTTGGTACCCATGGCTCATCGTCTTTCTTTCGTGTGGAGAATGGAGAATTAAGGTGAGCCATGCCCCATAAGATTGGGTGGGCTTTGACATGAACTAGATCCCAGGAGTCTTGCCCCCCATCCCATTCGGGATGCATGGGCGGTATCTGAGGTATCTCTGTGTATGGAAACGATTGATGCTCTTCACTGAGCTTTACAAGATACTCGTCAGTGTATGTCTTTGGGATCCACTTCAAACCGATTGTTTTCATCTTGACCACACTTCTGATGTACTTCCCGTTTGCCTACGTACAACCCTAGATACCGAATAATTGGAGAAGCGATCAGCTTGTGCTGCTGCAATCCTCTCTATAGATGCTGCTTTAGCTTCAAATGAAGCTGCAGTATCTTGCGTTGGAATGGGGCTAAATCTTTGGACAGCCATATTATTATATGACTGTCGTTCTTGTGATTTATAATATGCATTTGCTGCGCTACCTTTACCAATACTGAAAGCCATAGATCCTAGCATGTAAGCAGCCGTTGGTCCAGGAAGAGCAACCGACACAGCAGTGAACGCGGCACTACCTATTGCAGAATGAACCAATCCCTCACCGCTTGCCATACGCATACCAAAATCCATTAACGCCATACCCTTAACATTCCTACTGAAATTCTTCACTTGCTCTTTTGACATTAAAGACGGAACGCGACCGCCCACTAATCTTTGATTGCCTTCCGGCCCACTTAATTTAGCCCAAGGCTTCCATTCATTATGAACCATTGCTGTTGGTCGTCGATAAGTTGAACGTCCGCCTGCACTACTTGTCCTTGCCCTTAGTTCTTGTCCTTGACCAAGAGTATATAAATTCTCAGCATTGATATTGTCAATATTACCATCAAAGTATGTATTTAATACACTGTTTGCTGAAATAGGAATGGGCTTCACATTTTCTAAACTAACTTTAGCTTGTCTTCTTCGTTCGAAATATCCAGGTCTGTGCAATTTCCGATATACCTTGTAAAGATTGTTCATTTGCTCGTTGGTTACTTGATCTGTCGGCGTATTAGCAAGATCCTCAATCAAAGGGACCAACCATGGATAAAGCCTACCCGTCATATTAGGTGCGCTCATTGTACCTACCTCATTCTACCTGAGTAAAAACCGTGCCCTCTGGGCTGCATCGCATCAATATTTCGATAGCCAGTTCCAGATGTAGCTTTATTCAGGTTATTCAGGGCAAGTGTCATATTTTCTGTTTGTGGCATTGTGCCAGGTCTATCCATAAAACCAGTTGGAGTTTGTGCAGAGTAAGGAGCCGTTGCGGCTCCATAACCATACCCCATGGCTCCAGACACACCAAGAATACCGCTCACTTTACCAATGGTGGCAAGTGCGCTTTTTTTGCTTATTGGTGATATAGCGTCGTTGATGGCCAGTGACGCCTTAGACATTGCAACATTGCCCCGAAGACTTGGACGTATGCCCATACGCAATATATTTAAAACGTCTTTGACTCCACCAAATGCCATGATTTCACCTACTTCTTCGTTTTAACGTCTTTAGCCCCAATCGCTTTCTGAATTTGCTGTTGCGATGGTGGACCTACAAATACCTTAGTTGTTTTGCCGTGGCTACCAATAGTCTTTACAGGTGCATCTTTCTTTCCCATTTTATTACTCCTCGTCTTTGGGTTGGGCTCTGTTTTGAACAGAGCGACGTAACAGTTCTTGATGGTCTGGGCTTTGTACAACTTGCCCAGCCTGTTCGTCTGATGCTTGCAACTTCTTGATACGATCAAGTCGTTCGCGTATCCCGCCGTCCATCTCTCTATTACCAGATACGCGAACGACTTGATCGTATCAAG